GACAAAGATATGTCGCATAGTCATTCGGGGTTTCATAGAGTGGATCTTATTGATGATATAGTAATTACAAAAGTTACTATGGGAGGATTTCGTCTACCCACAGCAAAGATTATACGAAACAAAAATATTCCGTATGTCTGTGGATTAAGTAGTAGAGGTACCCCAGAAGATAACTGGGGTATTATAGAGGAGATTTTAAATGAGGTTAGATAGAGATGTTTGTGGAATTATTGGCTGCATACTAGGGTATATATTTATGATTTATCTTCATGCAGAAACGTTTTCGGTTTATTAGCCCAAAGATTAATAGCAATTGCTTTTCTTGTACCTTTTTTTACCATTTGAACACCATGTAATTGACCTGCATCAAAAATTACCAGTCGATTAAATTTAGGTGCAATTAATTCATAGTCCTCAATTATTTCTTCTGTTTTTGTATTCCAAATAATTAATTTACCGCCTTCAATCTCATCATTCTCTTTACAAGGGTAAAAAATTGTACCAATAGCAGGAGAGACTACCTCCCCTGTGTCATGCCATAAATCTTCGTCTTTATCAAAGTGTCTTTTTAAATGGTAGAAATTTCCGTCATAGTCTTTAATTTCTTTACGGTCCCCCGCAGAATAGCTCCCAGTCCAATGTTCATACCCTACAAATTCGGGCTTGTCAAAGCGATCCCATATAGCATGTATCAATTCGTGCCGAAGTGCACTGGTTTGGGCGTCTTTATCATGCCAACTATACCCCGGCTCCCAAAATTCTTCACTATTATTTATTCTAGCAAGTAAATCCATGTCCGATATAAAATTATCTAAAATAATCAATATACATCTCCTTCTTCTCTAGAACTCCATAAAGTTAGGCTATATTTTGTTCCTGACTTTAGTTCTGTACACTCATGTGGGTGTGACACAGATGCTGGCCATAGAACCATAGAACCTATATCGTGTTCTAAGTTTGTAATATTTTGTCTTGGAAAGTTAAGAAATGCTCCTTTAAAATCATTATTCAGTTTCATACTGCCACTTACTAAACTCATATCATGGTGTAGGTTTAACTTTGTTTGTGTATCTAGAGAGTACTTCATTGCGAACAGGTCACGAATACCATACATTTTTAGTGCTGCCCAATACCCTTCAGTAATATGTTCTATCTTATCATAATAGGCTTTTTCAAAGGCTTTATAAAATTTTTGTTTATCCATGTATCTTAATCGTATTTCTTGTGCGGGAAACTTATCATTTGGAAGTGGCTCCCATCCACCTATAAAATTACACTCCTCAATAAGATCACTACAAAACTCAGGAGATAATAGATTCTTAATTAAAATCATATCTTTATCTATGTACTCAACATCTTTTTGCATATATTTTGGAACATAGAAAGCGTACTGACTGTCTTGTAAATCATGAACATATTTCCAATATACTTCTTTTGTATATTCTCCACCATTTCCATGTAATACACAACTCGTACAATTAGTTTCTGTATTTACTAGTTGATTCCATTCGTTAACTGCGATACTATCTTCGATTCCAGACAAACAAAAGAATATATAACTTTCCCAATCTAGCACCATATCATGCTTATTACTTAAATACTCTAGTTGTACGTAAAGTTGGTCGTCTGCATGGTCTTCTATATCTTTTTCAAATAAGATTTTTAATGCACCAACTGTTCCAATATAAGTACCACTATTTAGATACTTATATCCACCTGTCTCTGGAAATTGATCTGCAATACCTTGGTCAGGCCAACAGAGTTTTTCTGCTGAGAATACTAACTCTTTTCTAAAGCTAAAATACCTTTTTAGTATATCATCTATATTTGCATTTATAAAACAATCAAAGCCATCTACAAACATGATTATATCTTGATCTTGGTAGTTTTTTAACTCCTCTTTCATCATGTTAATCTTCTGTCCGCCACCAGGCCCTTCCATTGTACCACCTTTCCATACTACACCTTCTCCAATATTTCTAATTGGATAAGTAGTAGATTCCATTAATGGTTTTACTTTTTCTACATTGTCTCCTACAGTAATTATATTAAATTCGTAGTTAGGGAAAATTTCTTCTGGTACTTCTGTGTCTGTTTCACTATATGCAATAGATCTTGGAGTAACAATATCTTTTTTCCACGCAACAGAACTAAATATTTTACTAGTCCATTTAGCTTGTAAGCTAGGGTTTCTTTGTTTTCCTATAGCCATAGGCACTATTTCATCTGCCGGTATAAGAGGATTATCTTTAAAATAATTTAAGTACGCTTCTGCAACAGCTGGATTTATAGCATAACCACAAGTCCAGTAGCAAAATCCAGGTGTTTCTAGAGTTTCATTAATTTCAATAGGTTCTATACTATCCTCTACAGGTCTTTTACCTAGATAAACAAAATCGTGCTCTAGTAGTTGTGTTTCAACAAGAAGATTATAATCCTCTTCTACTATATCTATATCATCTTCTAGTATTATTACAGGTTCATTTAGTTTTACAACTTTTTTCCATACTTCTATGTGCGATAGTATACAACCAATTTCTCCTTGTGTAAGTCTACGATTCCAGTTAGGGTCTCTCCACTCACGGTCTGCCCAGTAGGGTAAAATACTTTCTACGGTTTCTACCCTCCCGTCCACAGCCGGAACACGAGTAGCTCTAGGAAAGTGTTTCTCCATGTGCTCTCGCTTCCAGGGGCATCTATCTAAATTTATATAGAATTCTTTAAGCATCTTTTTTTACTTCTAGTTTAAATTTAGCTACTATAGTCTCTTGTGCGGCCTTTATTTGATCCATCTCCATTAAAAGATTTCTTTCCTTACTTTGTAGACTTGTCATTAGCTCAATCATATATTTAGCTTCATTTGATAAATCATCAATTATGTACTCTTTGTCATCTAATGTGATAGTTTGTGGTTTGTTTTCTTCTGTCATAATTTCTCCTTAAACAAAAATGTCTTGCCAGTTACCTTGTGTACTAGCTTTTGCATACTCTGTAGCACGGTTCTCAAAAAAGTTGGTATGCTCAACTGCGTTTACTTGTGTATCAATCCATGGAAGAGGATTTTCAGTACTATGGAATATAGCTTTCAGGCCCAGTCCTAGTAGTCTTCTATCCGCAATATAACGAATATACTCTTTTACTTCCTTTGCAGTAAGGTCAGGTATATCTGCTTTTTCAAAGCAAACATCAATAAACTTATCTTCTAACTCTACTACTCTTTCAGCAGCACAGTAGATTTCATACTTTAATTTATCTGTCCATAGCTCAGGATTCTCTGCAATAAACTCTCTAAAAAGTTTTGATACGTTCTCAACATGGAGTGTTTCATCACGAATAGACCATGTAACAATTTGTCCCATACCTTTCATAAGTCCATGCCTTGGTAGATTTAAAAGAATAGCAAAACTACTAAATAGTTGCACTCCCTCTGTAAATCCACTATATACTGCCATTGTTTTAGCAATATCATGTTTTGTATTCATATTAAAGTCTGATAAGTACTCATGCTTTTCTGCCATAGCTTGAATATCCATAAACTCTTGATAAATACTGTCTTCTTTTCCTAATGTTTCTAATAACAACGAATATGCATCTTGGTGTACCGCTTCCATAGCAGCAAAACTTACTAACATCATTCTCACTTCTGGTGCTTTGAATGTAGGTAAGTAATGCTTAGCATAACCGCAGCAAACATCTACGTCCGCTTGTGTAAAAAATCTAAAAATATTATCAATTAAGTCTCTGTTTTCAGGAGTTAATTTTTCTTTATAGTCTTTTATGTCATCTTGTAATGGAACTTCTTCTGGCATCCAATGCATTTGTTGTTGTTTCTTATAGGCTTCATATGCCCACGAGTAATCAAAAGGTTTGTAATAATTTCTTTCATCTAATAAACTCATAATTTATCCCTCACAACTTAAACAATCTGATTGTTCAAATATTATTTCTCTCTTTGCTTGATTAGATACTTCATCTGCTCTTGATATAGCTTCTGAACGTAAATAGTAAAGCGTTTTTAAGTTTTTTGCCCACGCTAACATATGAGCATTATGTAACTCTGCCTTAGTTACATCAGGTGGAAAGAATAGATTTAATGACTGAGCTTGGCAGATATGCTCTTGTCTTTGTGCAGCATGCTCTATAATCCATGACTGGTTTATTTCAACTGCTGTTTTAAATACATCTTTCTCGTTGTCTGTAAGACAATCTAAGTGTTGAACACTTCCTTTGTTTACAACTACACTTCTCCAAGTTTCGTCATAAACTCCAGCATGTCCTATTTTTTGCATTAATAGTGCATCCAAGTATTTATTCTTTAATAAATTAGAACCTGATTTAGTCTTCTGCGTAAACGCATTTGCTCTAAAAGGCTCTATACTTGGGCTTGTGTTTCCACATAAAATACTAGAAGAAGCGTTAGGAGCAATTGCGAGTAAATGAGCATTTCTTACTGTGCAAGAATCATCGTCGGGACAAGCCCCTCTTTCAACTGCTAATCTTCTAGTCTCTTTGTCTGCTTGACTTTTTATGTGTGTAAATATTTCATCATTAAATGCTGAAGCAATAGCACTCTCAAAGGGTACCATATTCTTCTGTAGATACGCATGGAACCCCATTGCACCTAATCCGATACTTCTTTCTCTTTTAGCACTGTACTTTGCTTTACTTAGAGACTCTGGAGCATTATGAATAAAATATTCTAGTACATTATCAAGGAACCTTACAAGGTCTGGAATAAACGCGGGTACGTCTTTCCACTCATCAAAAAATTCTAAGTTAACACTAGAAAGACAACATACTGCTGTTCTTTCCTCGTTAGTAGCAAGAGTAATCTCACTACATAAGTTACTTTGATGAACTCTTAAACCTTTTTTCCTTTGAAATTCTGGTAAATTATTATTTACAGCATCTTCAAACATTATATAAGGCTCTCCTGATTCCATTCTATTTTGGAGGATTTTAACCCAAAGTGCTCTTGCTGAAACAGTCTTTTTGACTTCTTGACTGTGTGGGTCTATTAGTTCCCACGAGTCGTCATATCCTGGTTCTTTTGTTGCAAGGTGGATCTTCTCCATGAACTTATCTGAAACGATAATGCCATGATGAAGATTAAGACACTTACGGTTGCTATCCCCACCAGTAGGTTTTCTAACATCTAAAAACTCCTCTACTTCGGGGTGACTAATATCCATATAACCTGCATAACTACCCCGTCTAGTTATACCTTGGCTGAACGCTAACATTTCTGCGTCCACTACTTTTAGAAATGGAACTACTCCAGTAGACTCTGAGCCTTTAGATGTTTTTGTTCCTGCTGAACGAACATCTCCCCAGTACCCACCAATTCCTCCACCAAAGCTACTCAAAAAAGCATTTTCAGTGAAATGATCTGTAATTCCTTCTCTGCTATCTTCTACATAATTAAGAAAACAACTTATTGGCAACCCTCTTTTAGTTCCACCATTTGATAGAACAGGGGTTGCAAACATAAACCACATTTTACTAGCGTAATCATAAATACGCTGAGCATGGTCTTCATCATCAGCAAAGGCGTCTGCCGCCCGAGCAAATGCTTCTTGAGGACTCTCCTCTCCTGGGAGCATATATCGATCCCTTAATGTAATCTTACTAAACTCTGTTAGTAATTTATCTCTACTATAATCTAATTTCATATATAATTCCCTAAAATGTCGTCTACGACCTTTGTATGTTTACCTATTGCTGTCTCTGAATATTCTACTAAATCCATAAGTTCAACATTAAGTAATAATTTTTCTTTGTTACTATTTAATTCATCTATAAACTTATAACGACTATCAATAGGACATGAATTGTATATGTCATATATGTCGCCATATTGTTCTATAAGTTGAGCTGCTCTCTTCGGACCAACTCCTTTAATTCCTGGTATATTATCTCCTTTATCTCCTGTTAAACACTTGAAAGTTAAGTACATCTCTGGGTCTACTTCATAGTGTTCGTCCCAGTTTAGTATTGTAGTCTCTTTCTTAGTTATTGTAGAGAATCGTGAGACATTTTCTTGGACTAATAAGTCCCAGTCTTTGTCTGAGGAAATTAACCAAATTTCATTTATATTATAGTCCTCTCGTTTTTGGACTATGTAAGCAGCAATGTCATCTGCTTCTACTCCACCAAAGCGGAGTGTTGGTATTCCTCGTTCTTGAAAAGTTTTAAGACTTAAGTCAAACTCTTCTAGTATTTCTTGGAATTGTTGTTTCTCTTCTTCTGTTTGGTCTGCAAGTTTTTCTGTTCTGTTAGCCTTATATTCAGGATATAATTCTTTACGATAATGACTTCCGCCATCACCTAATACTACTATATTCCCACAGTCGTATGACTTTGCTAACGACTCCACAGTTCTTACGAAATCAAACTGAAAATCATATTTTTTTGCATGGATCCATCTCCATATAATGTTGAACCCATCAACTATCAATAAGTTCCCATTCGGAATCGGGCTCCCATGGTCTGTAAATTTTATCGCCATTTGTAAATACCACCTTTTCTTGTTCTAGCCAATCTTCAGCAAGAGCCACATATGCTCCTACCCAGTTGACATACATATATCGTTTGCAAACTTTAGGTTTGCGTACTGTGGCAACAAATATTTTTGAACGATTGTATTTAAAAAAGAGTAAAGGTTCTTGATCTCCGTCATGTGCTTGTTTACATATTTTGCTCCACCACTTCATCCACTCATTACTTTTACTAGTAAATATCTTGTCATTAAAATGAGAATCTTTATAATTCTTCACTTCTATGCAAAATATATTGTGTTTGTGCGGAACGTATATATCCCCTTTCAAATAGTGCAATGCACCAGATGCTGGGATTCGTTCAAACTCTAACTGTGTATGTCTACGAAGCATGTCTCTTACTAGATACTCACCTCTTGCTCCTTTTGCTCTACTATCCGTCATTTAAATAACTCATATTTTCTTCTTTAATTACTTCTATTTTAGAGAGCAGTGGATGTGTCCAACCATGCGACACCATGAAAGTATTTAAGTTTTCTTCTCCCAACAAAACCTCTACTACTTTCTCTTTACCTTGCTCATCTAAAGCTTGTGTTACCTCGTCTAAGAATAAGATATTTATTCTTGACTTCGAGATACTCGCCATCAGTTTTCTAATAGCAATAAGAGTTGCAATGTTTACTCTTGCGAGTTCACCACTTGATAATGCTAGTATTTCTACTGGTTTACCATTATCATCAATCTCTACGTTTAACTTATCATTGTTAATTACAAACTGCAAGTTAAATCTGCCATCAGAAAGTTCTGCTAAATATTTATTTGCCAATTCTTCTAAATCTTTTACTAGACTCTCTATCTTATATGCTAAGAGTCCATTTGTGCTAAAGCCTTTCTTTAATACTTCTAAATAAGTATTCTTTTCTTCTTCGATAATTATATCGTTTGTTACATCCTCTAGCTGTGTTTCGAAACCTTCTGTCTGTTCCTGTATAATACCTACCCTTGTATTATGTTTATCTACTTCACTATTCTTTTCTATTATCTTTTCAAGCTCATTTCTTTCGGCTTGTATTTTTGTTTTAAGTACAGTTATTCTGTCCTCCAACTTGCCTTTGTCTATTAACTGACTTGGCAGTTTTTGATTTATACTTTTATAAATCATTTCCCACTCTTCTACCATATTATCTGCATGGTGAAGTTTAGCATTATTCTCTTCTGCTCCAACTATTTTTTCTTGTACTTTTTTAATTTCTGTACCCATATATGTTGCAGTTTTATTGTGTCTATCATATTGCTCTTGTATAAATTTTAAATCTATAGGTTGCTCACAAGTTGGACACTCTGCATTATCACTATTTTTTAACTTTTCATACTTATTTCTCATTCTTACTTCTTGAGCAAGTTCTGACTTCCAAGTACCTAAAGACTCATTGAAGAAGGAAGTATCTTGTTTAGCCCCATTTGCTACAATATCCTGGTACTTAGAGATATTTATTTCTTCTAACTCTGACTTCCAATGATTATTTCTTGAGATTTTTTTATTATTTTCAGAGATATTTGAAATCTCTATCATTAGTGAACGTAATTCTTCTTCATCTTTTTCTTCGATTTTTGGTAGATTCATCTTTGGAAGTAGTGTCATGTCTATCGAATTGTTGTTCTCTAACCATGAAACAATTTGACCAGATTTTCCATTTAGTCCTGCTAAATGCTGTGATGAAATCCTTGATTCTTCTTTGAACAACTCAAAAAACTGCACATATTGATCCAAGTTTAATAGGTCAATTAGAAACTTCTTTCTGTTAGTATCAGTTGCAGTTAAAAATTGCAAACTAGCATTGGTGTTTTGATATACTAACTGTGTAAATGTTTTGAAATCTATGTTCAATAAGTCTTCTACAGTCTTATACGTATTTGTTGCTGTATGAGAGGAGATATCTTTTCCATTCTCATATAATTTACACTTAATTCCACCCTTTCTTTTTACATCAATTTCGTAGTCTTTGTCGTCAACAGAAAAAGTAAGATTAATACTATAACCTTTGTTTGCATATCTATTAGGTATGTCTGCCTTCTTAACACCTTTACTATTCTTATTAAATAATACTTCTTCTAGTATTAAGGGGATAGACGATTTGCCTACACCATTTGTTCCAACTAACTGTGTTAGGGTTGAATCTTCTAAATCTAATTCAATATTTTCCCCATATGAAAAACAGTTACTCCACTTCAACGTTTTTAGAATAATCACTAAATACTCCTATTACTTTACTAATTTTTTCTTTATCCAAGTTTAATACTTCTCCGAAGTACATTGCAAGTTCCTCTTCAATAGTCATCTCTTTTTCTAGTGCTAGTGTAGATTCGCTTGTCTTTTTTAGTAACTTTTTGTCTAATAAATCTGAGTTCTTAATATTAGCAAGGTCTGTTACATCACCTTCTATTTCATAGATTGTATGATCGAAGTCTGTTGCTACCATATCATCTGTACTTGTTACAGTTTTACGATATAATTGAGGAAGTTTAAACTCTCCCCATTTCCAACTCCAATCAAATCCATTTGCTCTATGTGGCTCTTCGATAAGAAGATAACCAGTTTTAATTTTGTTTCTGTGAAAACTTGTAGACATTGGGCTACCTGGGTATACAATATTTCTTTGAGTATTCTCGTGAGCATGTAAGTCCCCGGCAAAGACAGTTTTATACTTGTCAAACCTTGTTAAATCTACTTCAGGTGTCACATGAGGGGGTATTTCGCCCCTCACATGAGTAAATAAAACCTGAGAGTCAATATTCTCTATACTATTCTTCTTGTGCAAGTCTGCATAAGGTAATATAGCATAGTTTTCAAACTCTTTAGTTTCAGTTATAACTTCAACCAATGGGTTTAATTCGTTAGTAACTCTTATCAAATTACTAAAAAATGTTTTATTTTTTCTAGTAGCTTCATGGTTGCCATCATATATGATAGTTTTAACATTAGCACTCTTTACAAAATCAAAATAAAGAGTTAACTCGTCCATAGAAGGAGTTCTATCAAATAGATCTCCTCCAATGATGTGTAATGAAACGTCATTGTCGTTTACTACATCTTCTATCTGTTCAAAGAATAACTGATATCTTGAGCAAGCCCAGGATGCCGGTACATTCTTCTGTCCTAATTTAATGTGCCAATCTGCTGTAAATAAAATCATATTACGATACGTCAAACTCATCTGATATGTTACTATCAACTTCACCATCAACTTGTGTTATCTTCTTAAGAAGTTCAAGTTGTATCTCAGGTGTAGGTCTTGGTAATACTTCATCCATAGATCTTAAACCTTCAACAAGTTTCATCTCGTTGTCGTCTAGTTTCCTAGGCTTACACTTAAGTGCTTGTAATTGATACTCCACATTATATGGATTTGGTCCTGTTTTCTTTCTTTTAAAGAATACATCCCATCCTGTAGTCTGGTCAGTAGGATCGCCTAGATCTTCCATCGCTACAGTAATTTGCTCGAATAACTTTTTCTTTAAGTTAAAGATCTTTACTGTGTTATCACCATAGTCTATGCACTGAATCGCATAAGACCAACCACATTTTAGGTCGGTAAAGTACTCTTGTACATGATCTTTTTCTCTATTGTTGAAAGTTTCTGTGTTTCTGTCGAAAGCCAAACATTCCATAGGGATATTCTTCCCATTCTCGCCTTTAACCCAATACACATATCTTGGTAATAAGTCGCCCACTAGTCTTACGTGGTGGTCTTCTTTTCCTGCATATGCGTAGGATTCTGCTCTTTCTTTCTTAGCTTCGCCTTTAGTCTGATTAAATTTTATTGCCATTTTAATTCCTTTAAGTCTGTGATTTCTTCGAATTTGAAGTGAATCTTATCATCTTCTATTCTAAGTAATCTATTGTTTAATATTATATCCTCACTCAGTGGGTACCTTATGAGGTCCAGTGTGGTGTCTTTTGTTACCACATAGTGGTTATAACTGCGAAATGATGCGACACCTGCATATTCCACAATCTCTCTGTCGGAGAAAAATCTCCGCTGTATAAATAATGCTTTAGGATTTAAGAGGTAACTATGCCCTCCCCACTTTTTAGTCCAAAATTTGAACTTGGGGTCATAATAGTTTGAAGGCGGTATTCTGTACGTTAAGATATCAAGAATAACCATGATGTCTTTGGTACTACCGTTTGTCTCTTTTAGAATCTTTTTCCAATTATACAATATCATATATTATAACAAAATTTTAACTTGTTGTCAAGCATTATTTTTCTGATCTACTCGGTTAACGAATTTATAAAACTCTAACCTCGTAGCCCTGTTTAATGTAAAACCCATGTCGAGCCGTTGCCTGCTTAGCAGCAGTCTTACCTCGTAGATTTATGTCTACTACTATGGGTTGCCTCTTTCCTTCTCTCTTACGAATAACTCTGCCGATTAACTGCGTGAGTAAAGGGTCGTTATTGATTGGGGTTGCTAGAACTAAACAACTTAATACATCAAGAGATATTCCTTCTGAGAATATAGCCTGTGTACCATAGAGGATATCTTTAGAATCTTTTACACTTTCTAAAAGTTCCTCCCTCTGTTCATGTTCTAACTCGCCTGTAATGCACACGGCAGAATCACCACTCAGTCTAGCACAAGTCTTTAGCAAAGAGACTCGATCACTTACTACCAGAACCTTGTGTCCTTTGGCTGCATAAGCAGATGCAATCATTGCAATGCTATGCACATATTCTTCTTGTGAAACCAAGTGGTTAATCCTATTCGCCCAAGGTATACGCGCTCCATCCATGAAACGCACCTCGGATTTAATTATGTCAATAACAGGAGTCATATAGTTTTCTCTAGGTGGTTTTATAACGTGCTGTCCAAAGTAATCTCTAAATACCACGTGCTTACCATCTTTTCTTTCTAATGTCCCTGTTAGACCTATTTTATATCGACTATGCATTTTGTCGATAATTCTACTAAAAGTTGGGCTTGAGATGTGATGCATCTCGTCAAGTATGACTGTCCCGAACTCTTTTTTTATCTCGTCCATTTTACGGTAAAGACTTTGTATGTTTCCAATTACTATCGGACTATCTGTTTCAAACTTTCCACTTCCAATAATACCTGCCGTAATTCCAAAGACTTTTTCTACCTCTTTTGCCCACTGATTTCTTAATGCAATTGTGTGGACAACTATCAATGTTTTTCTTTTAAGTTTTGAAGCAATAGCTAAACCTGTAAAAGTCTTTCCCCAACTGACCCATGCGTTTATTATAGCATTGTCCTCTACTTCGTCATATACGTCTTGTTGGGAAGGTCGTAAAGTAAACGTAAACTCTGGAAATTCTATTTCCGTATCAACTCTTTTATCGATTATATTATAATCATTTGGGATTAAATCGATTCGCCCACTAGGTATAGAAATCAAACCTCCTTTAATTAAGCCCATATTTTTAATTACGAAAGGCGGGTCTTGGGGATTCCTAGGTGCAATTGAGTATGTTAATTCTTTATCAATAGTTGCACGAAGATCTGCAGGAACTTCCATGAATATTCTGTTACCTATAACTGCTTTCATTATTTAAACTCTGGCCCACTATGCCATTGCACTAGAGAATGTCGAGTACCTGCACGTACTTCTGTGACTTCGTGTAGAAGCATAGAAGGAAATACTATAATTGATCCTTGCTTACGAAGGCCTTCTGGTAGGGATAATTCCCGTCCAAAGAAGTCTTTAAGTTTAAAATTTCCACCATTATATCTTTCTTCCTCTGTTAGTTGAATACTAATAGAAAGCTTTCTATTTCCGTACTTTTCCACATCACAATCCCTATGCTCTTTATAGAAGCAGCCTTTAGCATATTTACCATACTGTACTAATTCAAAGGAGTCTAAGTCAAAATTCCATTCTGCTCCTCTATTTGCTTCTTTTACAAATTTATCTGTTATTGTTTGAACCCAATGACCTGAAGCGAAAAATCCTACTTGTGTTGTTCTGTACTCTTCATCTACAGTCTTGCTGTCTTTAATACCTGCAGTGGTAAGTTCTAGTTTATCCCCTATAGAAACGATTGCCTTGCATAGCTCAGGCTCTAGCGCACCCTCCCACCACCAGTATGGTACTTTAATTACTTGATTCATAGCTTTATCCACCCTAAAATTGTTTCTTTATCTATATCTTCCCACTTCTCAAAAGTGCAGTTATACATAAGAATCTTGTCTGTATCTTCTCTTTGGTTAAGAGATGTATTATTGTATATATGCTCCGGCATCAATGTAGCTTCAAATTCCTTTTCTTTATTAGAATTTAAACTACGATAAGTTACTAGGCATATGCCATTTTTTAAATCTTCTATTAAATCTTTCGCCATGTGTCTTTCTTCCTTTCTGTACTAAACTCCCATAGTTCCCATGGAAGTCCCTTTCTATATAATATTCCTGCCCAAGTTTCTTCTAATTTCGGCGGTCTTTTGCAGACAAAGGGAAAGGGAATGTTTAAGCACCATACAAGTGCTGCATTACCCTTACCTTCTATCTTGCCCATTTTGTGATACTTAATGGGACTTGTTTTTGTTTTTTCAAGTTGAAAATATTTTCCATTACTATCTATGTAATTTTTACCACGGTGTCGTATTAAATCTGGAATCGTATCAATCATATACTTGAGTGGATAGATTCCTTTCATAGGACTCTGTAGTCTACGCATCGCAAGATTCTTACCTGACATATTTTTATCATCAAGAATTTGCCCGTCGGCTACAAGTAGTCCATCAATTAAGTCAATATCATCTGTGCCTACGACATAGACGGGAAACTTAATTCTATCATACACCATACTTACTTTCAAACTTGCCGAAAGAGTAATCATCACCAATATCAAAATCACACCCTACTGGGCAGTCTGGTATTGAGAGTCCTCTATCCTTTTGCATGTTTCTTAGTAGGATTTCACAGTATTCTTCTACTGCTTCTTCCTTCACTTCTGCTAATATTGAGTCATGCACTAACGCAAATATTTTAGCAGGTATTTTCTTTTCTAACACTTCACTATGTGTATCAATTGCTCCGAGTAAGTTTACATCAGAAGCAACGGACTGAACTAGAAAATTTAGTCCTGATCTCACTTCATGAGAGGCAACACCTTTATCTTTCGAGGCAACATTTGGTAATCTTCTTTTTCTTCCAAAGTGACTGTAAATAAAACCATTGTCACGAATAAAGTTTTGAGAATTATCAATCCACTTACGGAGTGCTGAAAACTGTTTAAAGTAGTCATCAATCACCTCTTTAGCTTCAGATACGGTAAAAAGTTTACCACTATCTTTTGTTACTTGCCAACTGATCTTTTGCGGACCAGCACCATACATTATACCAAATGTCACAGCTTTAGCAGCCTGTCTCTCCATTGGGTATAGTTTTGCAACTTCGTCTGCCTCACATGGAAGCTCAAAGACTAACTTCGCAATATTACTGTGAAAGTTGCCTCCACTCTTAAATACTTCCATAAGGTTGTGGTCTTTAGCTAAGACAGCTGCACAATATACTTCTGCAGTTGTCAAGTCCATTGCAACTATTTTGTTGCCAGGCTTCGCTTTCATACAACCTTTTACTATAGGATTATCACGAGGCAGCTGTTGCATATTTAATTTACCGCTAGATGATAGACGACCTGATGTAGTCCCATGAAGATTAAAGTTCGTACGCAATCTTCCATCTCTATCTAGTGCGGGTATAATTTTATCAATATAAGTTGTTTTAATTTTTACATTCTGTCTAACATTCAGAATGAGTTGGGGAACTGGATGTTCTTCTGCAAGATTACCTAAGCTCTCTGCATCCGTACTATCTGCACCTGTTCCTGTTTTCTTTCCAGTAGGCTCTAATCCAATATAATCAAATAATAACTCTCTCAATTGTTTTGTTGAGTTAGGATTGAAGTCTCCTGTATTTGTTTTGTAGTCTTGTACTTCCTTGTACTCATCTAGCTTTTGAGCAGCATCTTCGATAACATCTGCCATAAGTGTTTGTGAACTTACTAGTCTATCTGTATCGAAAGGTACTCCATTATTTTCTGCATCAATAAGAAATCTACACCCAGGCTTTAGAATATTCTCATATACCCAAGTAAGTCTCTTATTAGTATCTAAAGCTTTCTTAAACTTGCCATGTAGAATGTACGTACAAACTGCATCCATACCAGCATAAGTTTTCATAATATCAAATGGAATCATATCCCAACTGAAGTCTGCTTTTAGTATACCATTTGTCTTTCTATAGTCAGCTATCCAGTCATACATAGGTTTCTCATAGTCTCCATACTTAGTATGTTTGAGAGACAACTGTTTTAGTCCATGGGTTCCTGGATTTTCATCTATTAGGTAATGCTGTAGCATTGTGTCTTCGAATCTAGGAAAGTTAAACTTAAAGTGATACTCAAACCACGATACATCAAATTTTGCATTATGAAATACTACTATCTTTTTATCGAAGACTTCTTGTAAAAGAGCCTCACATGTTGCATTAATACAGTCGCAGTTTATATACGCACCTGTTTCACCATCATAACTTAAACTAATACCAATCATATACCCATCTCTAGGGTACAGTCCTGATGTTTCTGAGTCAAGAGCAATATATTCACTCTCACTATCTCTAGCTTTTATAATAAATTTACTTGCTTCTACACTATCGGTTATTCCAAAAGCAATACTCTCATCTATCTTTACTACTTTCTTTTTTCCCGATACGTATTCTATAATACTTTTCTTTGAATCTTCCCAGAGTGTTTTTACCTCTGGTTTGAAAGCAATCATAGCTGGATTCATTACAGGAATAAATTTATCATCTACAACTTTACCACTATACTCCATAATTGAAGTAACGTTTGTGTAATACTTTAAGGCTTCTGAGCCTACTAAAATAATCCAATCATAGCTGTCTATATCTATATCTATATCTACATCTCTTTTTAGTACTTTTTTCAGTGTTCCATCTGATGATAGCGAATATCTATCAAATTCAAATAAGTTATCAAAGTGACCTATAAAGTCAGTCCTTGACGGTTTTGCTTCTATTAATGCTACTTTAGCCATTCTATCTCCTTGTCTTTTGTATATACACCATTACCTAACTGTAGGTTTGGTGCGTGTCCACCCTTTATAATCCAGTGGTTGTCTTTAGGACATACATACTGTAAATTACTTACGTGTGGGTTGTGTTTGTTATCATCTATATGGTCTACATTGAAGAAGGGTCTTAAGATACTTCTTAAGTTCTCATCAAAGTTATGCCAATAGGGTCTTAATTCTTCCGGACAGTCCTCTAAACCTACCCAACTATCCATTACTAATACATGAAGTCTTACTACTCTCTTTACTGTATCTGTTCTTTCACAGTAGTTTCCTGCTTCTGTGTTCACATATTTAAGTATACTTGCAGGAAGTTTCAGTCCAACTGAAGGATATTTATTTCCATGTGGCCCAGTTCCATACCAAGTCAAAGGTGTTCCTTCCTTCTTTACGTTGTAGTTAATTACAACTCCATCTTTTGCTATCATGTACCCAGGTACTTCTGCACCTTGGTGATTAAGTGGTTTTAACTCTTGATTTGTCCACTCAGGACAAGCATTTTTTATATCTACCACTTCTTGTGTTTTCATATTACCCATATAATCTTCTCTTTAGTCTAGCAACTCCTTCTCTAGTGAAGTTGCCCGGATCATTGCCCGGTTTTAATTTAATTGTTTGATGTGCCATGCCTAGAGTTTCACATATACCTTCTACTTTGGTAGCTGCGACTTGACCTGCTTCGTCTCCATCAAACATGATATCTACTCCTGTTGCTCCTTGCATTTTTAGAATAGATAGTTTAACCCAATCTACAGACTGTGTGCCGAAGCAACAGACTGTATTCTTTAACCCCTTATCCCATAAGTTAAGAGCATCAAATATACCCTCAACCAATATAATTCTGTTCTGTATCATTTTAGGTTTTGCAGGACACAGTGGTAACTTTAATCCTGGTGGATAAAGATGATACTTTGGCCTTGTTGGATCGTCTCGTAGTAATCTACCTATCAACCCAACTGTCTTTCCTGTTATATCTCGAATAGGGAATATAACTCTTCCTGCAAACTTGTCCCCGTCCTCCCAAGTAAATGCACTCCATATTTTCAATGTATCAGCACTAATGTTTCTTAGTGTTCCACTATACATTACTGCACCTGCTGGTAGTTTAATTCCTACTGCTGAAGCTTTCTTCTCTGCAATCTTCTCCTTTAGCATGTATCTTTTAATTTCTAGTGGAGATTGAGGTGCACCAAAGAAAGTAAATACATTACCTTTGAATCCGCACGAGAAACAATGAAACATTCCTGTAACTTTGTCCACTCTCATACTTGGATTACTATCATCATGCTCAGGATTAAGACACTTTATAACTGCATCTTTGCCAGAGATTTGATAATCTATGCCTTTCTCTACTAATAAATTTACTGCTTCCATTAATGTAAGTTCTCTCCATTATATTCTAGCTCTATCTCTGCTTCGTATATCAATCTAAATTCCTCTAGTGAGGGTATATCCATTTGATAGTTTCCAAATATTTGATTGTTTTCGTGTAATCTTCTTACATAAAGTATATAAGCTGTTTGTAATTGTTTTTCTGTATATAATATCATATTTTTACTATATCCTTAATAGTTTTCTTTGGTTTCATAAATTTACTCATGTGAGGGACTTGACTTGATTCATTGTCTCCTCTTCTTCTCGGTCCGTATTCTACTTTGAACTTTGGTCCATTTTCCTCTAAGAAAGCATTTACATACTCTAAGACTGTGTAAGAGTGACCAGACCCTAAAGGTTCGTAGTCTGTCATTGCACCTGGCTCATGTATTGCTCTTATTATCGCATCACATAAATCATCTACATGAACATAGTCTCTTACACATGTTCCATCTTTTGTATTGTAATCATTACCATATATGGTAAAAAGCCCCGTACCACATGCGTTAACCGTAGCAGCATGTAATCCTTCAGGATTTGTAGGATTTCGTCCTCCCACATTGTAGAATCTAAATATAGTGTACTCTTTGCACTCAGCTTTTACAATATCTTCCGCAAGTAATTTAGATTTTGCGTAAGGGGAAGTTGGATTAAACGCAGCACCTGTAGAGGCAAAGATAAACTTTGCGTCGTGGAAGGCATCAATTACTCTCTTAGTTCCCATTATATTTGTATTGTAATATTCTGAGGGTTTGCATACACTCTCTCCAACTTTCACTAGTCCCGCTAAATGCACAACACAGTCATACATTAGCCAGTGCTGTTCAATACCGCTCCCATCACGAGGAATATTTTGAATATCCCAATTGTGTATGTCTAACTCTAGCACTTCATGCTCTGTAGTCTTTAGCTTCTCAACTAAACACTTACCAATAAATCCGTTACTACCTGTTACTGCTATTCTCATGTACTCTGTTCCTTAGTTGTGTTGTGGAAAAAGAATGTTGTCTACTTGTGTAAAAAACTTCGTGTAACCCTTTCCCTGTGAATTCCTTGTCTACATAATCTTCTCCGACAAAACGAAGATGTATCTCTGTAGCTTCTAGTAAGTCTAGTAGACTTTGTTCTGTATCATATGGAATGATCTCGTCTATATACTTTACCCCTTTAAGTTGTACATACCTTTCGAATACAGACTGTACGGGGGTGTTCTTTTCTTGTCTATCTATGCTCGGGTCAGTTTGTAACCCTACTATTAGATAATCGCAATTATTCTTTGCTTCTTTGAGCATTACTATATGCCCTGCATGTAAGAGATCAAATGCTCCACATGTAAATCCTATACTACATGTCATTGATAGCTTCTCCTGTAGTCATGCTCTCTTTCATTTCCTGTCTATCTTCAGGATTCATAACAGATGTAGGCCCTATACGTAAGGTTTCCCAATCCATTTCTGAAGTAAAATCTCTCATTTGTGCGCTTCTCATTTTCTGACAACTAAAGGTCATACAGTTGTCCTGTTGTTCCCAAGCGTTTAAGCTGTACGCTGCATCAGCAGCATCGAGAATACCCTTTGCAAATCTTGCTTCTCCTGTAGCATCAGTCTGATATGGAGAGAACACCATAGTTTCGTATTGCTGAGCCATAGACTTCAGAGTTTTACTTACTTCTATTTGTTCTGTCCACTCATACTGACGACCTGAGGCTAGTGAGCGTTTGACTTGGTTTAGATAATCTACTATAATAATACCAACATCTGGCAACTGATTCATTTTTGTTTTGAGTACTGCGTCAATCTTACCAATTGTTAGCATTGGATCGTAAACAATCTCAATCTGCTTGTCCTCACGAAGAGGGTTTCTGATAAGTTTGGAGTGAAGATCTTCAAAATTTCTATGACTATAAAAGTCTGTGAGTAAGTCCCCACTATCTTGATAACGATCACACCACCACCTTGCTACTCTATCCCACTCATCCCTGGAGAGATTCTTTCTGTGTAGTCTATTCACTGGTACATTAGCACCGAGCGCACAGATACGTTGCAGAATTTGTCTGCTATCCATCTCGATAGTGAAGTAAAGCGCTGAGCGGCCTTGCTCATAAATGTTGTTTGCCAAGTTAGCACATGTAATAGATTTACCTGCACCACGTCGTCCTCCCACTAGCACCAAATCTTTGGGAGAAAATGTAAAGTCTCTATCATACTCATTATTCAATCCTAGAGTGACAAACTTGCCTAGTTCTTCCTCGGGGTCGAACAGTTCAATTTTTGCCATATTCTCTCCAGGCGGAGTAGTATCGACTTTTTCGGAGACTTCGACCACTATTTCTTGCAGTGAATCTAAGTTCTCCTCCGCTGTAGAGAAAGCAATTGTTTCATCTACAAACGAATCTATTTGGGTTAGAATTTCGTTCTGTGTGAACTCATTCTTTTGATAATCTAGCAATGTCATTGCATCAATTTCGGTTTCTACTGACTCTATCGCGTAGACCATTTCCTGTAGTTTGGAATCCCTAATCTCAAATTTTAAGTCTTCAAAGGAAGGTAAGTCTCCATATCTATCGACATGTGAGTTGATTATTTTCCACAGCGACTTGTATTCTGAAGGCAAATAAAGTTCCTTCAGTTCTGTCCAAACTGCTATTTCGGAATTTGATAGTATCTGATGTAGTAGAGCCGAGGCTAGTGTCATGTTTCTCCCAAAAATGAACGAAAAGAAAGGGCGAATGAACGCCCTCTCTTAGTCTAGTTTAATTAGCTAACTGATTTTTCTTTTTTAGCTGATCCATCGTAGTCTGCACATGCGAGACCTCTTCTTGTAAGCATTGTTTTCACGCCTCTTACAGTTTTACCGATTTCTTCTGCTATTTCGTCTACAGTTAAAGACGCAATTTCTAAGTCAACAAAAGGGTCTTGTTTGTTAGAACCTTTAGTTACTTTTTGCTTAGGAATAGAGCCGATGTCTCCACTTCTTAGCAAAGAAAGAGCTTTACCTCTGATAGAGTTTACACTTCTATCTAAAGCTTCTGCAATTTCTTCTACGAATGAACCACCGTTTACCATATCGATAAATGTTGTTTCTTCGCTTTCAGAGTAAGTTCTAGGGGTTACAACTTTCTCTGCTGGTTTTACATGACCAGTAAGTTCCATAGATAAGATTTTACCTTGGATTGATTTTGCTGAGAATGATCCGCCTTCGAAATTCTCTGCGATTTCAGCGTATGTATATGTACCGCTGTTGTTCTCTACAAAGTTTTGTAGAGTTGCTTCTTGTTCATCAGAAAACGCTTTGCTTGCTGATGAGGAAGCTAATTCAACTTCAAAACCCATTTTTCTCAACTTTGAAGATACACTTCTTGTTGATGTCTCTAAGTCTTCAGCTGCTTCTGCAACTTGAGCTTGTGAGACTGGTCCTTCACCGACGAAGTTAACTAGTTGATCAGTTCTCTCGTCTGTCCATTTTGGTAATGCCATTTTTATATTTCCTTTAATAATTTTTTTATATTTGTTATTATCTTAACGCCTTTGTTTCTAGCATTGATAGTTTTAGAACTCTCAATACCACTCTCGTTAATCAGTATTGTAACGGCGTTAGTTACAGTACCTTTTACTGTGTAGCCAGCTTTCTCAAGCACTGCTAAAGCAGCTGACTTATTCGGATAACTACTAAGTTTACCTGTGATACAGACGACTCCTTTACTCTTCTCTTTTACACTTTTTTGTTTCGTCTTGAAAGAGAAAGGTAGTGTGTTGTATTCATTCGGATAAAACTCACATTGAATCCAATCAATTAAGTTTTGAGTAGCCTTTGGCCCTAAACCTGCTCGGTGACAACTATCCCAAGTAATACCTGAAATATCATCCACAACTGCACAGAGTTTAGAAGAGATTGACTTACCAACAAGTGGAATTCCAAATGCTGGTAGTAATTCTTCCAACCCAGATTCTGTAGACTTCTGTACTTCTAAATACAGTTTGTCAGCAATCTTTTCAGAATTCAGGCAGTCAGATATTTCTTCCCTCGATAAGGAGTAGAGATCGTGAAAATCCTGAATCTGTAGTTTCTGAATGGTTGAGGGGCCAAGACCTTTTATTTTAAGGTGTTTGGCAAAGCCTTCCACCTTCTTGTCCCACTTAGCAGGACAATGGTCATTCAAGCAATACAAAATATCCTTGACAAGTTTTAGACTTGTATTACAACTTGGACATTCTGTGGGTATTGCTATCATCTCTTATTCTCAAAATATACATATATTATACTAAGATTTTGACCATTTGTCAAGATCTATTTTTGGGGAAGTCCTGAAGAATTAAGGAAGAAATTTTGAAACACTCTGTATGTCCTCCAAACTTAATTTTTGGAGCATAGCTGTCATGCTTATACTTAGCATGAAGTTCCTGTTCAAACTTCCAGCAATTATATATAGTGTCGTGGTAAGTTCGTTGTATTCTTAAGTCGTAGTATTTGAATCCTCGACTTCGTTTGATTACGTGTCTCCAATCTTTCCCACTAGCTATACCTACCTTGATACACTCTCGGTTCCATGTTTTTGTATTGACTAAAATTACGCCGTATAAAACTCCGTCCCTTTCTTTTTCAAGAGGACGATTATCGAAGTATGTTTGATTGTATACTCCTCCAGCCATTAGAATATTTCTAAAGTAAAGTTTTCTGCACACTCTTCAGCGTACTGTTCAGTATGGCCTGTAATAACTCTGTCTTCTTTCCATATTTGGTTTTCAAACATCCTAACTACATAACCATTCTTGTGGCTGTAAATTTCTGCTTTTCTATTTTTAGCTCGAAACTCATGTAATAAAGCTCCATCTATGATTTGTATACTCATCCTATCCTCTGTACAATTTGTGGTATTATCTTACCTGCTCTAATTACTTCTACATAGCACCCAATCTCTAAGTTAAGTGCTTCTATAATAGCTTTATTATGCAGACTTGCTCTACTAACCAATGCATCTTCTATCATTACTGGCTCTAGAATTGCAACTGGAGATACTGCACCTGATTTACCTACTTGCCATTCTACATCTAATAATGTAGTAACGACTCCCGGCTCTCTTTTCTTCAGAGCGTATGCTCCTCTAGGGTGGTGACTAGTAAATCCTAACTCTTCAAACTGTTTATTACTGTTTACTCGCATGACTAGTCCATCTTGAGGATATTCCTCAGCTTGATCAGCTATTGATATAACAGTATCGAATCCTAGTGATTGTATATAATCCAAATCAGTCTCATAGTTTTCTGTAGGAGATACATTGATGCCGTATGCAATGAACCTTATGTCTCGAGTCATAAACTCATCAACACTTTTAAGGTTCAATGCTCCAGCAGCATAGTTTCTTGCGTTTGGTATGGTCTTTGGGGAGACTACCTCTCCTGTTATCTGCATAGGAGCAGTTACAGGAAAGGAGGTAGGTAACTTCTTAGACATTAGTCTAGTGATATCTAATCCTTGTTTTCCATCTCCCCTTGTAAGCACTTTCTGTACTTTACCATCTGCAATTAATATACTTATCGCAGCTCCATCAAACTTAGGTGTAACTACAGTACACGGAAACGCAGGTTTATCTTCTCCTTCCCATACTTTTTGCAGGGAAAACATTGGATATAAATGCGGGAACCGTTTTTCTGAGACATCAGAGTACCCAACATCCTCGATGTTTGCTAGGTTAAACAAATGGTCATATATCTCATCTGACATAATGGGAGAGCCTTTGTAATACTCTTCTGATGCTTTTCTAACTAAATCTGAAATCATAACTATTTGCCTATGTGTTTGACGTCATCTCTTGGTATAACTTGGTATGCACCTTTGTTATACGCAACAGCGACTGTGTATTGTTTACTTACTTCCTTCTTGTATGAAGTGTCTTGTGCAGGACTATATGGTTTAAGTTCTGCACTTGGTATAGAGGGTGAGGAAGGCAGGGTATGATCCTGCACCTGTAGGCGAACCCACTGTCCTGACCGGTTAGACGACTTCCTCTTTGTCTTTAATCTGTTCTTTCTTTTACGCCCATGCTGGTCGTAGCTCATACTTCCTTTTAAAATCATAAGTATATTATACAGAGATTTTGGGGAGTTGTCAAGAACTATTTTATGATTGGTAAGTTTGGTTTATAAGGTCAGAGAACTCTCTTTCTAATATTTCTCTTGACTCTGCTAGAGAAATAATTTCTACAAGACCTTCGAAAAGACCTCTTGTATTCTCAAAGTCAATAGACATAGCAATGCCGTCCTTACTAGGCTTCCATTCTTCATCAAAATCTTGATAATACTTACGAAGATGTAGATACTCTTTGCCTCTAAAACTATTTACTACTAGTCTTACTTGCTCCGAGTTATCTTCGTTAACTGAAATGACCTTCTCATATTTTGCTGGTGCCTCATACAGGTTCATTTCTAATCACCTTGTTGAGTGGTACAATACTTGTTACATTATCTGGCACAAGTATTCTGTAGGAATCTGTGTCCCAACAGAAGCATAATACAGTGTGTTGACCGCTTTTCGCCCTAGTTTTCTTTGATTGTATATATTTATTATCAAAATCTATAGTACACACGTTATATTTCAACTTGCGACTATTTTGACTTCTGTAAGTAATTACTGCATCCCCTGCTCTGTCCATTTTTTCAATGAACTCTTTCTTTTTCATACTTCTCCTTAGTTAATAGTTGAAAATTTTCTTCTTTTTAACTTAAGGTCAATATTTTAGATACAAAAATACCCCGAACTAGTCGGGGTACAAACAATTACTCGTTTATTTTGTTGATAAGGTCAGCAAAATACTGTGCTGCTTTACCAGTTAGTTTTTCAACTATAGAACTATCTACATCATGACCTGCGTCACTGATTGCAGATGATAGTGCATCTTGAGCGTCAGCTTTTGATACTCTAGTTCCACCTGTTGAACCACCTGAAGCCTTGGCTGCTGGTGTTTTCTTGACATAGACGCCAGCCTTAGTAAGAATCATTCTGACTCCGTTAGGTGTTTGCCCTAGTTGCTCAGCAATGTCTGCAACTATTTCCATACTATTCTCTGGTGTAGCATTCTCTTCTACATACATATCAATAGCTTCTTGTTTTGTTTCATCTGTCCATGTTGACATACGTTTTCTCCTGTGTTTGTAAAATTCAGGCATGCCGGGTGCCCACCCTGTCGCTTCCTTCATTTGTTGGTAATATCTATCACTCATAATATAAATATATTATAATAAATTTTGAAAGATTTGTCAAGAACTATTTTATACATCCTATGAAAAATGTTTCTTGATTGCTTTAATTTTATCTTCTGCTTCGGCTATTTTTGAGACTTGAGTCTCCATAGCTTCTACAATATCAGGGTGTTCCCCAATACCAACAGAGTTGCGTTGATATGTCAATAGGTTTGCCTTTGCAACCTCTGCATCTCCTTCCAATTTTTTGATTAATGCTGTAAATAAATAATTCATTCTTGTCCTTCCATTATAGTTACTAGATACTTTGTTATAAATCTATCCTGTAACTCATCATTCACTATACACCCCCATAAAAAGGGTGCGCCTATGGTGAAGCCTATTAGTTGTATAATAAATACAAGTGGCCACCATCTTGTTACTGCGTGATCTGGATATGACCTCCTCATATAATTATGAATAGGCCACCATAATCTTCCCATTAACATTATTATTGATGACAAATAAATTGCCAACAATATACTAAATAAACTTAACTCCATACTGCTCCAAGTGTCTTAAACTACCAAGCTCATAAGC